TTTGTGAAGTAATATTTTCAATTATTGGAGATTTGAGAAAAAATTGAAAAGCGTTACTATATTCGTAAAAATCACCAGTATAATCATCGTCTGCAGTCCAATGGACAGCACATAAATCATCACCAAGGTATGCTTTGATCTGCAAACCTTTTGTCCAATTATCAGGCGTATAGTAAGAGCGTTCTATTACGTCGTCTTTTGTATAATTACAATGCCCGATAATTGGCGTTGGTGGGTGGACAAACATAATTTTCTGCACAGTCACGCCAAGGATCTCAGCATACTTCTCAGCATTCTCTAAGGTCATCTGTACGTGACCATGTATATGTCTTGATAATGTCTCAGGCGTCATGCCAGCTGCTTTCGCAACTTGCTTTTTTGTCATTCCACTTGCGCGGATCACGGCATCTAGATTGTTTGGCATTATAGCTGGCTCTCTAAACAAATTTTGAATCGTTGGTTGCATATTATTTCACCTTGTCGGTATACGTCAAATTACTAATACAATTAATTGGCTTGTAAAATGATGTCAAGTTTTTTACAATTCTTGCAGTAAGGATTGCTATGACACTTGATAATTATAGAAAGCAAAATAACTGGAGTTATTCAGAACTGGCTCGTCAGCTAGGTGCTAGTCATGCTACTGTGGCTCGTCGCTGGTGTTTAGATTTTGATGATAAATCAAGGCTTATACCTAATCAAGAATTTATGTCGAACATCATGTTGAAAACGAACGGTGCGGTGATGCCAAATGACTTCTACATCGAGCGTTAAAGAAGATGATTTACAGCGTCAGGTGGCTTCCTGGTTAGATGTGGCACTGCCTGATGGGTGTGTTTACCACCATAGCCCAAACGAGGGTCGTAGACATATCAACTACATTAACAGGCTAAAGAAAATGGGTACGAAGTATGGCTGGCCTGACCTGGAATTGTTTTGTCCTTCTACTGCAACAAAGTCCGGCAACAACGAAGCAATCTTCATAGAGCTCAAAGCAAAGCGTGGTGTGATGAACGAGAACCAGAGGCGTATGCGCGATCAGATATTAGATGCTGGTTTTGCCTGGGCGCTGTGTAAAAGCATCGAGGATGTAACAGAGTTCTTGACGCCATTGGTTAAATTAAAGGTGAAGTGATGATTTATAAATTTAGTATATTATATTTTGTGGCGGTTATCGTAGCCAATTTAGGTTTTACTTATTTGCCTATGATACAGTTACCAGCTGGACAAGCGCTTGCGCCCATGTCGTTTCTGGTTGGATTTATTTTTGTGTTACGTGATTATGCACAGCGCGAGCTGAAACATAAAGTGTTAGCTGTAATGGCTGCTGGCGTAGTTGCTAGTTATTTACTAGCGGATCCATTTGTAGCTGTAGCCAGCGCAGCTGCGTTTGCAATATCTGAATTAACAGATTGGCTGGTGTACACATACACAAAACGTCCAATGCGTGAACGTGTGTTACTATCGTCAGCAATTAGCACACCGATAGATTCAACAGTCTTCATGGTAATGTTAGGTTTTTTCTCATTGCCTGGTTTGTTAATTATGACTGCTAGTAAGCTTGTTGGCGCTGTAGTTGTTTGGTTTTTGGCAAAAGAATGATTTATCTAAGTGGTAAATATGCTGATCACTCTGCGATAGGCAGTTTACGCACTTACAACGGCTGGTCGCGGATAAATATTCCTGGTGTGTGGGCAGCTGATAACGGTTGTTTTAATCAACCAGAAAAGTATTCAGACACTGGTTATCTACGCTGGCTTAGTAGACTTAATACAAAAAATTGTTTGTTTGCCGTTGCACCTGATGTTGTTGGCGATGCAATTGCAACAAGAGAACGTGCATATCCAATGCTACCGCGCATACGTGAGCTGGGATTTAAAGCTGCGTATGTGTGCCAGGATGGTGAAACGCCAGATCAAATTCTATGGGATGAACTAGACGCTATTTTTATTGGTGGCAGTACTGAATGGAAGTTAAGCCAAGCAGCAGCAGACATTGCGAAAACTGCTAAACAAAAAAACAAGTGGGTTCATATGGGAAGAGTGAATTCATACAAACGCATGAGGCTCGCTGCTGCAATAGGTTGTGATAGTGTTGATGGTACTTTTATAGCCTTTGCCCCAGACAAAAACAAAAGCGAATTACTAGGTTGGCTACGCGATCTACAGCGTGAGCCTTTATTAAGTTTTGTGCAATGACCTCAGACGATGTGATCATGGTTCGCTGTTCACGTTGTCGCGGTTATGGAGAAAGAGAAATGACATACTACGTGCATTGGCCGCATGAGACTAACAACGGTGAGTATGTGCAGATGGTAACATGCGAGGTGTGTGGCGGTAGTGGCAAGGTAAGCTTGCTGGAAGATGAGATTATAAACGAGGATCCGCAATGAACCGGGAAGTCACAGTAGGGCATATGCTGTTTACTGTCAGTGTAAAGGATGGCGATGCTACCTGGTCAGTAAGGCCAAGTGAGGCTGTGGAAAACACACAAACCAAGGTGTTGTTCAGTGGCATTGTGACTAAAGATATGGGCGAAGAATTATTGAAATTAAGCTGGGTTATTAGACACGCAGAAGACGTAGCGAAGGGGAAAACAAATGAGTGAGACTACACAAAACGTAGCAAAGATTATTACGTTTATGATGCGTATGGACGATGATGATTTCGATCACACACTAGCAACATTGCAGCAGATAAAGAGCAACCGGGCGAAGCAAAGTAAAAAAAACTTATACGCGAATACACGAGGACGTACGTCAAATAGCAAGTTAGACGCATGTGGAAAAATAGGGGATTGACTAGGTTTTTTGGGTGTTCTTATAATCGACGCAGTCGTGACGCACTGTATACACATTGTGTTACACATTGCTCATACACAGCGTTGTAAATGAGTGTCCATACAACTCATTTGCAAACGCGAAATGTAACACACAGTAAATCACATTGTGTACACATAAGAGATCATATTTTTTTCGGAGCAATCTTTGTGGATAACCCTGATGTAAACCAACTCAGTGAGCTATTCTTTGAAGCAGCAGAAACAGAGCGAGCACTTCCCCCGGCAATACGAAAGCAGAAGCTAGGATCATGGCCTGAGTATGCACAACAGTGGAGTGCTTATGGTTATTCTGAATTCAAGCCTAAACATCCTAGACCCTCTCCCCAGCAAGTAGATAAGTACACAAATGCTTTGTACTTAGGGATAGAGCACATGAATGCAGATGACCGCAAAATGGTATGGGCTGTCAGCCACAGTGCCGCCTTCCGTGAGAGAGGCGCACAGTGGCAGAAGCTTGCACGTATGCATGGATTGCGTGATGGCAGACAGATCAAACGCAGATACACAGATGCATTAGTGAGGCTCTGGGCAAAGCTAAAGTATACTGATGATGAAATACTTGCTGAGTACTTTTGACGATATATGTCATGTCGCTTGACTGAAAAAAACTATTGCTTGTATGAATGCACGAAATGTAGTATGGAATATGATATACTTAGGCAGATATTGTTTAAGTTATGTCAAACGCTGGCAGCTCCTCCTTTTCTTGTCGCAAAGTAACGGATCTCGAGCTGTCAGCACGACAACCTGGAATGCCTGTTATTCCATACCTCAAACAACTTACCTGGCTAGATCATAATCAACTGGCGCTTATGCTGTCTCAAACTGTGAAACCAGTCTAGTCAGGTCTTTTTTCTAAGAAAAGAACATGCCAAAAAGAAACGTAACAAAAGCACATATGGAAGAGATCTGCGAAGCAATTGCTGAAGGTGTAAGCCTTACACGTATTTGCAACGACAACGATCACTTACCTTCGTGGCGAACCATATTGCGTTATGTGCAAGAAGACGAGGATGCGTACACACAGTATCGTACAGCTCGTTCATTGCAGTGTGAGGTTATGAGGGATCAGATACTAGACTTAGTCGAAGCAGAGCTACCTACAGATCCCAAGCTGGCTATGGCTGAAGTACAGAGGCGTAGACTACAAGCGGATCACATGGATAAGCACATACGTCAAATGCAGCCACTAGGTATCAGAGATAAGCAAGAGGATAAGCAGCAAGCTGGGCAGATCACATTGACCTGGAGTGGTGGTGAGGTCAGTGCAGAAGCTAGCTGATTTGTGTGTGTAGTGCATAGACTGTGGCAGTGCTCGCGCGTACGAGGCAAGCATACCCAGAAGATTTGATTTTGTTTTAGATATGCCTGGTGTTAGTGGCGCAGTAGTGGCGCAGCATAGCTAACCTATTGTAATTACAAGTAATGTAGTCGGGGAACTACCCCGATGACCCTATAATTTTAGCCAGGGGCAGACCCCCACCCCCCGAAAAAGTGGGCGCCCAATCTATACATGTATAACACCTAGACAAGACACTCTCACACATGCACATCGAGATACCTTATTCACCAAGGCCATTACAAAACCAGTTGCACCAGGCGTTAGCTGAGAAGCGCTGGGGTGTTGTTGTATGCCATCGTAGGTTTGGCAAGACGGTTATGGCGATCAATCATTTGTTGAGGGCTGCTATATTGTGTGACAAGCCTAATCCAAGGTTTAGTTACATAGCACCGACATATCGTCAGGCGAAGGCGGTTGCTTGGGATTATCTGAAGCAGTTTGCTGGAGCGATCCCTATGGTACGTTTTCACGAGACTGAATTGCGGTGTGACTTGCCGAATGGTGCTAGGATCCAGTTACTGGGTGCTGAGAACCCTGATAGTTTACGTGGGATATACCAGGACGGTACGTGTTTAGATGAAATGGCAGATATGCCGGAGAGTTTGTTTCCTGAGATCATCAGGCCAGCGCTGAGTGATCGTAAGGGCTGGGCGTTGTTTATTGGAACGCCTAGGGGTCACAATGCGTTTTATGAATTGTATGACGCAGCTGAGAGGCAAGGCGATTGGCACACGGCTTTATTTAAGGCGAGTGAAACAGGGATACTGGATGATGAGGAGTTAGAGGCTGCATCGAGTATGATGAGCCCTGACCAGTATGCACAGGAGTATGAGTGTTCTTGGGTAGCGAATGTACCCGGTGCTGTTTATGGAAAAGAGTTACAAGAGCTCCATGAGATGGGGCGCATTACTTCAGTTCCGTATGATCCAAGTGTTAGGGTGGAGACTTTTTGGGATCTGGGTGTGGGCGATAGCACAGTGATTTGGTTTGTACAGCAAGTTGGGCGAGCTGTGCATGTCATAGATTATTATGAGAATAGGGGCGAGGGCTTGCCGCACTATGCAAAAGTGCTGCAGCAGAAAGAATATTTATATTCGATGCATCATGCACCGCATGACATAGAAGTTAGAGAATTGAGTACTGGGAAGAGTAGGCGAGAGGCTGCTTATGACCTGGGTATAAATTTTAGGGTTGTTCCGAAATTGCCGTTAGAGGATGGGATCCATGCTGCGAAAATGTTACTCCCTCGTTGCTGGTTTGATGCAGAGTTGTGCAAGCCTGGTCTTGAGGCTCTACGTCAGTATCACCGCGCTTATAATGAGCGTTTACGTTCTTTTAGGAACACCCCTGTACATGATTGGAGTTCGCATAGCGCGGATGCTTATCGGTATTTGGCGGTGGGTATCAGGGCTGTGTCGGACAACTTACGTCCAGCTCAAAGGGATGCTGACAACGGTTATAATCCGTTTGCAGCGTAGGAGATAAGTATGAGTATTTTCAGACGATTATTTAGTCGTAAAAGCAATCGCGCAGATCGAGCCACTGGAAAATATTCTGGTTCGAGAGCAAAGAAAAATTCAAGCTTTGATAATCTTAAAATGGATTTAGGAATTAAACCTAAAAACCAAGCGTATCATCGTGATCTAGAAGAACGTAATCGAAAATCTAAACAAGCATTAGCGGATATGAAAGCTAGGCGCAGAAAGCGTAATGACAAGAAAGCAGAAGAAAGAGCGGAAACTACGACTGAAACAACGACAACCGCTGATGATACAACAAACACCACTACGCTAGACAATGACACAAATACAGCGCTAACGAATGTAGAAAATATATCTAACCAAACATTTACTAATAACGATAACATTTCTAACTATTTTGATAACACCGCCACATCTGTAAATACGGCTGCTGGTCAAGAACAAAACCAGGCATCTGCGCTTACTACATCTGTAGGTGAGGCCGAAGATGATGCGATTAGCTATATGACATCTGGCACTGGGTCGAACATCTTAACGAGCGCACAAGGATTGTTAGGCGATGATGATGAAGATGAAGACGATCCGTTTAACCAACGCAAAACGCTCATAGGCGCTTGAGATGCTCATAGGTAATAA